TGTTAATGTTCTAATTCCTACATCCATGATAAATAATCCTTTCTATCAAACCTAGTTTGAAGTAATACCAGTTAGTTTACCGTTTCTTCGAGGTTGTCTGTGGATTAAGTTACCCATAAGAATCAATAGACCTACTTCACCATACTGGTTAACAGGAGCAATTAATTCTCTGAACTGCCATGCACTAGGTGATGGTACGTCTTTGTAGTAACCTTCAGTAACTTCAACAGTTGAAGCAACTTGCTTTAGAGATGAATCTACTAGGCGTTTGAATTCCATGTAGTTCTCGTTTAGCCAGAAGAATGTCTGTGAAGTTGCGTTGTCATCAGCTACTAATGGGCGAGCCCTGTAACTAATAGCGTTGAATCCAGCAAAACCTGAAACTTTTTCACCACTTGGGCGAAGTTCACCATTTGGTGTACCACCGTCAACTCTGTCGTAGCCCTTAAGCTGTAGAGTTTCGTATCGAGCAGAAACCATAGGTTGAATAAGACCTTCAATGTAAGTCCAAATAGCTTTTGTAGTTAGACCAATTGTTGGGCTTTCTGAAGTTGAGCTTGCAGCAGAAACGTTATCGAACTCAGATGACAAGTAGTCAAGAGTAATGATACCGTTTGTTACAGCTGTAACGTCAGCGTTTACAAATGTGTTTGTAGATCGTGTAAGACCAGCGTATGAGCTAGAGTTAGTACCGTTGTCTACGATTAGTCCAAGACCGTCAAAGTCTTTTCCTGAACCAACACCGTAAGCAATTTGTCCAACAGCCTGTAAAGCTGAGATTTTAGCTTCGTCAAGACGAGTCTTAAGAAGCATTAGAACTTGCTTTTCGTTGTTAGCGTTTACAGCTCGTTCAATACCAGGTACTACTACTGACTGCTCGAAAGCTGCCAAGTACCATGTCATAAGACGTGTATTGTTAGTTGCTGCTGTTGGGAAAGTATCCATTCCTGAGAATGATCCACCCGTTGTACTGTTAGCGGTTTCTATAGGCTGTGCCTCATAGATACCTCTCCATGTGCCTGGCTTGCTTAAAATACGAGCCAAGAAAACGTTCGAGTTGTTGATCTGGTCAACAATCGAAGGAAGTATGTCTTGATAGGTGATGTCTGCCACTCTATCGGTAAATACCATTCCTGCCATGTTATCTCCTTTATTTAATTATTGTAGGTAAATTAAAAAAACCCCTCAGGTGAGGGGCTAGTTTGATTGCCTATGAATTTATAATACTAGACTTTCTTTGGCTTTGCAATAGTTTTGGTTTCAGCAACTGACTTTAGATGTGCAACATCTTGTCCTAATCGCTTGACTACACCTTGCTCTAAGTAATTACCTTTTTCTAATATATCAGCTAGTTCTTCGTAAGCTTCTTTATAGTTCTCACGATGAGTTGTTAATCTGATGTTCTCAGATACATGTTGTGCTTGTTCTCTTGTCCATATACCAGCATGTTCTAATGCTGCGATCCACCAATTGTGCATGGCGTTCCTTTCTTATTAATTTATTACCAGTCAAGGTTCTCGATAAAACTATCAATATCTCTACTGCTACGAAGTACAGTTCTAGGTCTAGGTGCATCAGCTTTGTTGCTTTTACTTCCTGTGGTTCTCTTGGCTACATTCTTTCGTTCAGCATCTTCTTTAACTTGTGCTTGGTTAGCCTTAGCAGGTTGTTCACGCTTAAACATTCTAAATGCTTCTTCAAAGCCAATGTGCTTGTAAGGTCGACCAGCTTGGTATTCATCAAAGTATTTCTGGTTCTGTGCTTCCTTAAAATCTAATATGTCTTGTACAAGTTGTACGTTTGGATCTTGTTCGAACTTAGGGTCTGTTGATGCAACAGTAAACTTAGGCAAGTCACCACTTCTTTGTAATGCGCCAATGTCCTGTCGGTCTGCATCATCTTCTTTTTGCTTGAATTCTTTAGCAGCTTTGTTTGTTTCCTGATTACGAAAATCATTCTGTAGTTGTTCGGCTTTCTGTTCAAGCATAGCAAATGCTTTAGTCGCAAGTGCCATGTCCCTATCGTCTAGGAATTTGAATCCTGCTGGTAGTTGGTCTGGAGTTAATATTTCGAACTCTTTGGTTTCACCACCAACATCACCACGAACCTTAATAGGTTGTATGTTGTCTAGTATGTATTGCTGTTCGGCTGTGAACTGGTTAGGACCAGCTTGGGTTGAGGTTGTGGGTGCTGGCTCAGATTGTACATCTTCATCATCACCTTCATCTATAGTGTAGGCGGAGTCATCATCATCTGCTGGCTCTGTAGATTCTTCATCGCCGCTTTCTTCACTATCATCGCCTGCTTCCTCAGATTCATCGACTTCTTGTTCTTCTTCAGCTTGTGGAGCTGTGTCATCTTCTTTTGTTGTTTCCTCTGTTGGTACGTTTTCACTCTTAACTTCCTCCTTCTCTAAAGGTTGTAGGTTATCATCTAGTGCGTTTAGTTTAGCGTCTAAGCTTGGACTTAAAGTTAGACCTGGAATTGAATTTGTATCCATTATTCCTCCTTGATGCTTATTTTACTCTAAAGTTAAAGAGTTGGCAAACTTGTAACGTTTCCAGCTGGTGGCATCTGTGGGTTAGCTGGGTTCATAAGTGGTGTACCATTTTGTACTGGTCCGCCTGGAGCTACTGGTCCTGCTCCCATTGGTGGGATAGCACTAGGTTGTCCCATTGGTGGTTGTCCACCCATTGGAGGTATTGCGCTACCGCCCATAGGAGGTTGACTCATTGGTGGCTGTGCTGGTTGTGGTGGTTGTATAGGAATGTTAGTTTCTAAATTCTGCACACCTTGTTGGCTCATCTGATCTAAGCTAGTTCTAAGTTCAAGACTAGATATTGCCTTATCAACATAAGTAAGGAACTTCTTCTGAACAGATTTCTTAGAGTCAAGGAACTCATCTGTGAGCATAATCTTACGAAGTGTGAGTACAAATTCTTTGTCAGCATCTTTAGCATCTTCGGCTTCTTTACCAGCACGAATAACTGTCCAAGCCATGTATGCCTTAGTTGAGTCAACATCATCCATAGCATCACGAGCAAGTGACATAGGGTCAGCTTTGAACTTAGAGTAGTTGTCATATAACTGCTGTGGGTTTTGCAAGTGTAGCATCTTGTATATATCAAGTGGTGATAATACGCCCATCTTAGATAGTTGTAATGCGATAGCTTCTTGGCGTTGCTTGTCGATTGGTGGAGTAGAGCCAGCTTTTACATTGACTGCAATACCTTCATCAAATAAATATCTGTTAGCCATTAAATAGTCAAACTCACCATCGTTACCATTGTAGACAAACATGTGGTCTTCGTTGTACCAAACTATCATCATCTGGAATAGTAGGTTAAAGTATTGATTCATGAACCTATCTATTGAACGAATGTATAAGTCTTGTCGACCAGCAGCTTGGTTCTTTTTAAGCATTGATTGACCAAGTGTATCTTCGGAGTTAGTCTTGTCATCTTGTCCAGTGAAGTCAACTGGTGCGCCCATGATGTTTCCAACTTGTGCTCTAATATCCATTTTGTCCTGATACAGGAACGGTGCGATTTGTGGCGGTGGGAGTTGATAAACTAATTCTTGGGCGCTCTTGTTTGAAGTTTTGATGATTAATCTCTGGTTAGGGTCCATCGTTAGGTTCTGTAAATCATCTTTGGTAAGACCTGTTTCGCTTGAAACAATAAGAACACCATTGGCTTTGTCTGCAAGTTCAGATAGTTGTCTACCTCTCTTGTTTAACATGTTCTGCATTGGCATAGCTTGTTCTACTGCTGATGTCTGGCTTATCCAGTGTGAGCCATCGTTGTCAAAGTTTAGGGCTATGATTGGCTTTATAGGTGAATCACTAAAGTTCTTGCTCTTGTCTGCATATAACCAGTTAGGGTTCTTCATCTTCTCTAGTACACAATCATTAAAGTAATATACTAAACCTTCGTGTGCTTCGTAGTTCTTATCGTAGTGGGTTAAGTAAACCTTTCGGATAGATACTACTTGTTCTAGTTGTTTGTATGTTCCACGAACAATGTTGCACTGTGCATAAATTTCTTCTTTTTTCTCTGGCCAGCGTGAACACATTTCATTTACTGACATCTTTATAGTGATTGAGAAGAAAGCTGGGTTGTCAGTCTGCATAGCATTTTTGTCAACGCAACAATGTTCAGGGTCACGAACTCTTGGTACAATCTCACCATTCTTACCAACGCTCGGGTCAAACTCTAATTCTAGGAAACCAACACGCTTAATAAGTGCTAGCTGTGATAAGTCCTCAAGCATCTTGGATAGCTGTACTTTGCTGGAGTGAGCCATCAATATCTTTTCTAAGTCCATAGCAAACTTGCGTGCTCTAGGTGTGTCTTGGCTTGGGCTAACTTCTGGTTCAGGTGTACGAGCAGTAAGATATGCTTTGATTGACTGTACTGCAACATATACTTGGTTCTCATTGTATGGCATTTGATAGCGGTATAGCTGTCTAGTATCCTGCTGTTTGTTCAAGTATAGTCTTTGGTTATCGTTTAGTACCTTAGACATGTTATAGCCTACGCTATCGTTCCAATAACCTTGTGAATCGTTGATACGATTGTTTAAGTTTTTAATAATGTCTGTGTCAGGTATGTCTAATGATAGTGATGGAAGTTCATCAATAACTTCAGGTGGTCTGTCACCAATCCTGTCTACTTTAGTATCGTCAAAGGCTGGTGCTGCTGAACCATAATCCCATTGTGTTGACATGTAATGCTCCTTAAATTAAAAAACCCCAATGCGATGGGGCTGGTTATAGTTGCCTATAGGTAGATAATAACACTAATTGATTCAATAGTGAATTGAAATTGTGTTCTAAGGTGTTATATTTCATTATATAAGTTTAGTTTGTATAGATTCTTCTTCTACTTTTGAAAGCCAATATTTAATTCTAGCTTCTGCAATAGGTATGTATTCTTCAGTAAGTTCTACACCCTCAACATATTCCCAGCCTGCTTGTAAAGCTCCTATCATTTCTGAGCCTGAACCACTAAAAGGAACTAGGAGTCTGCCGCCTGTTGGTGGTTTGATTAGGTTAGCTAGGTATTTAGTTAAAGATAAAGGTTTAACTGTTGGGTGGTTATTCTTTGTAGGTTTACGCTTAGCATCAGGTGTATTACCCATATTCTGTCTTGACCACTCATCTTGTGCGTAGTGACCATGCTGTTCTATATCTGGCATTCTTTCTAGTCCTGCATTACGTTCACTCTTAGAGGCTTTCGCTGTGTAGAAGAAGCGAGCAGCAGAGCCTTGGCTAGCAGGATTAGTGACTACTCGTTCGTACATCTTGCCGTATGTGTTGTATTGGTTTGGTTTGGCTATTGAGTTCATCGCCCCACTCTTTGTATCAGGAAACAACCCTACTACTTCATCAGAGCCATCGTGGATAAGGTTTGCAGGGAAGCGACCCAAACTGTTACTTTCTTTTATTAAATCTGGGTGTCTGCCTTTTGTACTGCCCTTAAAATTTCCGCCCCTTATATCTTGTGCTGCATTCTTCCATGTTTCAGTTGTCGCAACTCTCGTACCATCTATATTCAACCCACCAGTACCGTGCTTTAAGACGTTGTTAGCTACTGTACCCTCTATAGGTTTACGAGCTAGTACACAAGGTTCGTGTGCTGGTTTAAGAGCTGTGCCGTAGCCTTCGTAGGGTGATGTGCCTTTAGTATTTTGGACAGTCATTGATCCTTTTTTATCCATTAATGCATTATTGCGTATATCGTGTGTTTCATATTCGCCAATCACTTTTCTTTCATTACCCTGTATCTTATCTACTGCTTTACCAATGTTTAGACTCTTAGGAAATCCGCTGCCATATACCCACTCAATCATATCTCTAATCTCAAATCCTGCGTCTTCTATTGCTACTGCCATTCGGTGATAAGTTCTACTACCCGAAAACGCTAGAAGGTGTCCACCTGGTTTGAGTATGTTGAATACTGCTTCCCACATATCTTTGTTAAATGCTATACCTGTTGAATCCCAACTTTTACCCATAAATCCTAGCTCATAAGGTGGGTCGCATAATACAGCGTCAAATGGCTCACCTTTGTAGTTCTTAGCCCATTCGTATATGTCTGCGTGGTTAATTATATATTTCATTATTGAAACCATATATTATATAGACTTGCGCATGAATGACACTTGTATTCTATGACTGCATTACTTGGTTCGTACATGTCTAAGCTTACTCCAGCATTGGATATTACAACTTGATCACTTGCATACTTGAACATAGGTCTATTGCATTTAAGACAGCGCATCATTCTTATCTCCCTGCGTGGTATTTGGTTATGATAAATATATATTGTTATTCTCATTGGTACCACTCCTCCTCTTGTGATTTCTTAGCTATCGCACCTAAGTCAATATGAAATGCTTCAGCATCCCCTTGTTCATTGACAACAAATGATTCAATTTTGTCTGGTCGTGGCGTGGCATCTACTAGTCCAACGTTCTTATCAAAGTTCTTTATGTGTCCTTCTAGGCCATAGCGTAGTGCGTCCATCAAGTGATTATTCATATCTTCAGCTGTATTAATTATCTTGCCTTCTTTGTCAGTTTTCCACATATAATTTCTATACTCTTTTATTAAGTTAAGACTGCGCTTGGTCATACTGATGCGTTGGTCTTGTACAAACTGTATACCTTGATTGATACTGCCCTGACCTTTTTGTGCTGGAAGTACATTCACTCCATACATTCTTAACTCATCTATGCTCTTAGGTTCGGCACTGTCTGCCATAATAAGTGTTTCTGGTTCTGGTGCATTGTTAAGAAAGTCTGCTATTTGCTTGTTGCTTAATCCTTTGCGGTACAGCATCTCATCAAGTATAAAGCCGCCGTTGTAGTGATATATATCTACTATGGCTGTTGGATCGTTGGAGTAACCAAAGTCCATGCCTCTACGCTCTAGTCTAGCTTCGTGGGGTATTTCATCTATTATTTGCCAGTTAGTAAATATCTTACCCTCAAGTTCTCCAAGTTGTCCTAAACCATATACTTGCCACCATTGTTTATTATGTTTGTGCGACTCAATATCCCTAACTATAGATATGTCTAATGCTTCATTGTCTTTATAGGTCAAGGTGATGAAGTCTACATTGTAGTTTGGCAATATATCTGTGTACCACCAGAACTCGTTAGTAGGGTTCCAGTCAAGCCAAATGCTCTTTCTGGTTCTAATCCTAAGCTGGTCAAAGCTCTCATAGTCTATATTGTTAGCTTCATTAACAAATAACACATCACGTCTTGGTCCACGCACCTTACCTGGTTGATCTGCACTAAAAAACTCTATCTTACTCTTATTAGGAAATGTGTAAGTAAACTCTGTCTTACTCCACTCATCGTCTTTGAAGTAGTTATGAGCTTGCATTATGTTCAGAAAGTCCCTCATAGCTCCTCTACGAAGGTGTGGGAACGATTCAGATACTATACTGATTAATTGGCTATCTATCGATTGTGCATAGTCTATAAGGATTTGAAGAATAGAAATAGTTTTACCAGCAGATGTACCACCAGCAACGCCTTTAATTCTCTTGTTGAGTTGAGCTAGTTTCTTGGTCGCCGCTGTTGCTTTGTACACTTAGCCCTCCTAAGATTGGTATTACGAGTGTATTATTATTGGTTGTATTCTCTTTGGTATGTCCTTTAAGTTTCAATGCTGTTTCTAGGTATTTGTGTCTAATCATAAAATCAGGCTGTACATCAACAAAACTGTCTGCACTCTCTTTACCCATTACAACTGCTTTAGTAGCTGATAAACCCTCATTTAATACTGTGGATAACTTATTATCAGTAATTCCTACAATTTCCAACAATTCAATAAAACCCTTACGCTCTGTCAAATGGTCTGGGTTTTTAGCTGTAGCTTTAGAGTATCCTGCCTTTAACATAGCCTTAGATACACTATCTCCCTGACTTATATATTGAACTGCTTTAATTTGTTTTACAGTTGCCATCTTATTTGCATTATACCATAACTAAAAAACAACCCATCTGCAGCTTGTTCGACTTATTGGCTTACCTATTGGCTCGCTCAGCGTATATCACTGTTTAGGATTGTCTTAGTGTTAGGTAATTACTTATCTAACTTCTATAAGTATAACATAAGGGTTATGTAATGTCAATAGTCTGGAGCCCTCGACAGGATTTGAACCTGCGACCCATAGTTTACAAAACTATTGCTCTACCAACTGAGCTACAAGGGCATGGAGTGTTCTGGCTCCTCAGTGAAAGATTTAAGTCCTATGTACTATTTTGGTACTGCACCAGAACAATAGCATTATAACATTAGGCACTATCTCCGCCTTACCTGTAGCTAGGTTACCCACTTGTTATTACTTTTACTTTAAGTTATTAAATCTTAATGTGTAACACAGAGGGCATAAGGTAGTATCCTTCTTACACCCTCAGCATTTGACCAGGATGACGTTTAGCGGTATTAATCAGAGCCTGGATTTATCACACACTATTAGCTATACCTAAGCGAGATCATAACTACAGTTTTGTTTAGTGCTGAGAACTAATTTGTAAAAGTATTTATAACTATTGATTTTTAACATATAGATTGCTAGTATAATAATATTAAACATTAGCAAGCCCCTTTAACGAGGGGTTTTTCTATTGCATTAAACATTAACAATAGTTGTGTTCATATTAAGCCTTGTAAGCATTACTGTCAAGCCAAATAAAAAGAAGCCCTACAGCAAAAGGCTTCTAATTTTTGGAGTTATCCTACAATCTAACTACTATTGTATGCCTAGTAAGCATTACTGTCAAGCCAATTAAAAAAGAGCCTGGTGCGGTGGCTCTTTCATAAACGAGAGTTTGTCATTTTAGAATAAAAAACGATTTGATTAATGCTTTAATTTGGGGGTGATCAAAATTAAACCTATTTGGAGTGTATAAAGTACTTAGTTGCACCAACTACATAACCATTATAACATATATTATTTAGTGTATAATAGCATGGGGACTAAATTGTTAATGGTGCGTTTACTCTAACTCTCTTATGTCCCCATAATACCCTCTATTACAGGGGGTATTTTTAATGTGAGGAAAATCACACTATATTTATATAAAAAAGTGTTGACATAGCAAACGATTAAGCTTATTATAGTAAAGTAAATTAAATAAAGGAGTAAACGCCCTATGAAAACTATAAACGTAAACTACATCAATACAGGAACATTTGTTCTTGGTGATGACGATGCTTTCCTATGCAACCATGAAAGCCTTTGCGTATGGTACGACAAAGCTTGTGACGAAATGCACGTTGAGTGTGACGCATTAGATTGTACAGGTGTAACTGATGATCAGTACCACACTGAACTAAAAAGACAAGATGATGAATACGATGCTGAATGGTTAGATGCTGAGTATTGGAGAGGAGTTGAGGAATAAAATGTTGGATGACGAAATATTAGACAGCTTAACTACATCACTTGATGAGTTATCTACAGTAATGGAAGAACAGTCAGCAATAGTAACTGACATAAAGAATTTACTTAACGAGTACATACACAACATTAATAAAACTATGGAGGAATGGAAAAGTGACTTCTAAATCATTAACCAGCAAAGCAATAGACATCAAAGGCAAAAAATATGTTCTAGTGTCTGACCGAGTACAGTTCTTTAATGAGAACTATCCTAATGGATCAATAACCACTGAACTAGTTAGCGATCCTAGCAACGATTACATAATTATAAAAGCTATAGTTATACCAGACGCAGATACTATCAGATGCTTTACAGGTTACTCACAAGCTGTAATTGGTGACGGAATGGTAAATAAGACTGCTGCACTTGAAAACGCTGAAACATCAGCCGTAGGTAGAGCGCTTGGTTTTATGGGAATAGGTGTTATTGAATCAATAGCATCAGCCGATGAAATGCACAAAGCCAGAGTAAACACAGCACCGACTGGACACTCAACGACTACTGATCGTTACATAACAGCTAAACAAGTTACATTACTTATTAATAAAGTTAAATGGACATACAACAGTTGGGGAGAATATCCTGAAGCTGATGAAGTTCTAAACCTATTAAGTACAATACTTGGTAAAGAGGTTAACAAAGTTAAGATGTCAGAAATGGACAAAGCTATATCAGACATAGAATGGTGGGCTAAAAGTGCTAAACGTGAATCAATGGACTTAGCACCAGAAGTCAAGCATATAGAAGACAATGCAATAGACATAGACTTAGAAGAAGATATAAGCAAACTAATGGATAAAATTCCTTACTAGGAGGGTATATGGATTCACTAATACTAACTGTAGAAATATTAGCAGGAATATTTATAGCAACATTTGTTGCTTACCTGATAATTGCAATAATAGAAAGTAGGGATATATGAAAACCGCAACTAAAGTAGAAAACATTTTGCACATGTTTCCTGAAACAAGATCAAGCGATAAAGAACTAATGCTACGAATCTGGGAAGGACAAGGTTTATACTTTAGCCCAGCACAGCAAGAAAAGTTTATGAAAGCTACTTCACCTGAAACTATTACTAGAGTTAGGCGTAAGATACAGCAAGAAGGTAAATACCCAGCAACAGATAAAGTTAAAGAATCAAGAAAGTGGAAGTCTATGCGAGCAGAACAAGTTGCTCCGAAAGCTACACCAGATTGGCTAGAAGGAATACTAGGTTTCTAACATGAATATTCTAATAACATTGTTTTGGCTAGGATTAATAATAGCTGTGGCATCAACAATATTTTCGTTAGTAATGTCAGTTCCTATAATAATTATTGGAATAATAGCAAGTATAATCAATTTAATAATAGAAAAGGTAAGAGGAAAATAATATGGGTAAGATATACGCACCATTTGGTTACATCATAGACAACGATGGTAAAGATTATTACGACTCAGATGACAAGAAAGATTTGCTTAAAGGAGCATTACGCTTGGCTGACTGGGAAGATGATATTCGAGAACATATATTAAACTTAAAAGAAGATGAATTAATAAGATTATTTCTAGAAAATGGTTTTGAAATTGAAGGAGAAAAATAAAATGAGAGGTTTTCTAAAAGTTTATAGTATTATACTGCTTATACTAATGATTATAGCATTTATAGGTTTAGTGTCAGATCCTACACAAACTGGATTTGGTGCTGGCATAATATTATGTTTAGCAGTAATAGTTCAGTGTGTATCAACATTAATATATTTTGAGGAGCAGGAATAATATGGCTGGAACAATTTCAGGCGGCAAATTAGCTGCCAAGACTAACAAAGAAAAGTACGGAGATGACTTTTACAAGCGACTTGGTCAAATGGGTGGTATGAAAAAGGTTAAGAAAGGCTTTGCTACTAACCTTGAGTTAGCTAGAAAAGCTGGATCAAAAGGTGGTACTATAAGCAGAAGGAAATCAGTAAAGAAATGAAGTCATTAATTATTATATATACTTTAGCTTTAATAGCAGCAATAACTTGCGTGGTATATGTTAATAATTGTATTAACGCAGATATAAACGCTCACAAAAATCAAGGTAAAGTGTTATGAGTAAAGTAGAAAAACATCACGTTCTTTATCCCAATAGGTTATGGGGAGCATTTGATTCAGGCAGAAAGTTAAGACAGACTCCTGAACTTATAGTTCCTCTCTATCATGGGGCGCATCAAAGAATACATGCACATCTTGAGCAAGTACCAATACCAGATACTTTTACACTTGACAAAGTACTTAGAGATTACAGACCAATACGAGATAACCCAGTGTATAGTATTTACGCATTACAAAAAGCAATACATGAAGCAGTAAACTTTAATGCCAGAGCATCTAAGGTTGCCAGAGAAGTTGGCATGATAGCTTGTGAGGCATTAGAGATGCAAGTAGCAACAATAAAAGAAGGATTAGCAATACTATGAGTAGACGCAGTGAACATGGTGGTGGTGAATCTGCCATAAACAGAGCAAACTTAGAAGCACAGCGATACAATGATGAAAAAAGAAATCGTAAATTAGCAAAAACAGCTATGCACGAAATAGACCAAATCATACAAGAAGAAAACGAAAATTGTCCGTTACAACAAACTGAACAAGAACCAGATGTATTACCAGAGCTATAACAAGTACGGTGCTAAGAAAACTGTTTACAATGGCAGGAAGTACGATTCTAAACTGGAAGCAAGAGTAGCTCAAGAGCTTAATCTTAGGCTGAAAGCAAAAGAGTTTGTGGAAATTGTCCCTCAGTTTAGGGTCAAGCTCTATTGCTACTTACCAGATGGAAGTCAACTATATTTGTGGGATTACATTTGTGACTTTAGATGTGAACGACCAGATGGCTCATATTTACTTGTAGAAGCCAAAGGTATGCGTACAGGTAGATTTAGAGATAACTTAAAACTTATTGATGGCATTTGGCTACCTGATCACCCAGATTACGATTACGAAATAATTCAACAATAGTCTTGACAAAAGCATAACCCTTATGCTAGTATTAGAGAGTCAATAAACGAAAGGGTAAACGCCATGACAAAAGAAATTAACACTAACAAGAAAGCTAGAATTGAACTAGCTAAAACTATTGTTATAACTGTACTTATTACAGGTATAGCAGCGTTCGTAGGAGGTATACATTACCAATCACACATTGACGCACAAAAGTCCGTTGTTACGATGTCAAAAAACTAAAGCCGATACACAAGACAACTTCGCAGTTAAAACCTGCCATATCGGCTGTAAATACAGCACAGGCTACTATTCAACCAGTAACACCCATAATACTAACAGATTGCTATGCTAATCTCATGGCACAATATTCATGGGATTGGCATATCATGTTGGCTATAGCACATGCAGAGAGTAGTTGTAATCCAAATGCAATCAGTCCTGTTAATTATGATGGGATAAAAGACTATGGGTTATTACAACTTCATGGACAAGTAATATTAGATCCTGCAGCTAACATACAGACTGCTTATAACAAGTGGTTAAGACAGGGTTACCATGCTTGGAGTACATTTAACAATGGCAAGTACCTTAGATATATGGGACAATAGATATGTTAAACAAGGACAGAATGGTAGTTTACTACCTGACTTTGACTAAACAAATAGAATTCAAACTTTATTACGAGGAAATGAATTTATCTGCTTCTCGTAAGAAATTATACAAGAAACCAAAGAACTAAGACTTATCCACATCATTCATCATAATTCTTAGGACAAACTCAGCAACTTGCTGGGAAGGGTACTTAGTGTGAATAATCATTACTTCTTCTCCTAAAGTGTCTAAGAGGTTATCAAACTCATCACCCAACTGTCCTCTACTCCACCAGAAGTCACCTGAATCATCTCTGTCATCTATTACTACTAAGCAATCAAAATCATCATCTGTGTCGTTAAGATAGAACGCACAGTTAGTTTGGTTAAGCTGTTCGCAGAATTCTCCATACTCATCAAAGGTTTCTCCCCATACAGATAGTCTGCCTATTTCTTCTGGGTGTCTTGCAAGCCAAGCATCATGCCAATCTACACCACCATAAGTAGGTAAAAACTCACGAACATCATCTTTATTCTGTCCGAATTCCATTTGACCCACGAAACTTCTCCATATCTATACCTTCTTGTAATCGGTATATCTTTAACATTAAACTTTGGACTGTAGCTTGGTGTTTTTGTATTTGTTCTATTAATCCATCTCTGACAATAATCATTTCGTCTATATGAGAATCTTCAAATCCCTCAAGTTGAGGTTGTACAAGTTTTTCTTTAATAAAATTAGCAGCAACATCAGGAAATTC